AATGGGATTATAGTGGAAAAAGATTTAAATACTGAAATGAAAAATTTAAATACTCAATTTGATTTAATATTAGATCAACAAGCAGGGGAATTAAATAAACAAGAAGACATTAAAAGAGAAATGGAAAAACTCGGTTTAATGTATAACATATAATGAACCGTTATCCAGGAAACCACATGGACAGCGAAACAGTCACAGTCCCTAGACAATTAAAGACACGTCCAGGCGCACCGCAGACGCACCTAGCTTACATAACAGGCGACGAAGCCAAGATGATCCAGGAGCACAAACCAGGAACACCGCATGAAGGTGCTGCTGGAATTCCTAACTATGATACGTGGGGGATTGATACATCCGGCAATGTTACAGGTGGTAGTACTTCCGGTGGCGGAGGCTCTTGGTCAGGCGATACTGGTGGAAATCAACCAGAACCTTCTCCTTGGGCTGGAAATCCTACACATGGCAGTGGACTTCCAGGTGGTGGAAATCCACAGAATAATACTAATAGTGATCTATATGGTGGTTATAGCACCGCGCAAGAACAGGCTGCCGCCTTAATGGCAGCATCAGGACAAATTGGTGGTGGAATTAGTGGTGGGATATCCACACATACACCCGTTCAATATCCTGACTGGATGTATACTCCTGAAGGTTTAGAGGAACTTGAATTATTTGGATGGAGTGATGAATTATTACCTGAGTTTCAACACGATGGACAATATTCTATTTTAGATCCTACTTGGGAAATAGAGAATCAGCCTTGGGAAGAATGGGCTCATGAGAATGATCAAATGGGTCAAAATCACTTAGGCTATGGAACTGTTTACAGTCCTTGGGCTAATAATGGACAAGGGGGATTTATTGTGTATGATGAATCAATCAATCTTCCAAATCAAGGTAGTGGAAGTGTAGCACCAGGAGGTTATTACGGATGGCCAGGTGGCAATTATAGTGGTGGATCTGGTTATGGAACTGGATATGGTGGAAAATTTGCTAGAGACTGGAATCCTTTGGATAAGGCTAAACAATTTCCTCCCTCACCAATGCCTCAATATTACGCGTCTCTTAAAAACCCAGGACAACCAACAAACATAGCCAAGTTTATTAATAAGATGGCAAATATGTATAATAGTGGTATAAGGAGTTTAGGATAAATATGTTACAATTATTAATTAAACCATTACTAGGCGTTGCTGGACAAGCGGTTTCCGGTTTCATAGAAACCAAGAAAGCGAAGGCCGAGAACAAGCTCACAGAAATAAAAGCTAATACTAAATTGAAACAGCAACAGATCGCCGGCGAAGTATCGTGGGAAGCGTCTGCTGTTGATCAAATGAAGGGAAGCTGGAAAGACGAATTTGTTTTGCTTGCCTTAATGATTCCAGCAATTTTGGTCTTCATTCCTGGAATGACAGAACACGTGGAACGAGGCTTTGAGGCACTCCATAAATTGCCGGATTATTATAAGCACCTCTTATATTTAAGCTGCAGCGTCAGCATGGGCGTGAGAATGGCTCCTGGTGTTAAAGGATTATTTAAGAAAAAATGATTTCACCAGAGCGTCTTAGTGCGTGGAGAATATTTCCACGCTTATTAATTACATTATATGGTGTTGCTTTTTGGCGCACTACAGAGTGGTTTATGCAACTTCCTGATCCGACAAACGCCCAATCGGCCTTTGTTTCGGTGATTGTAGGTGCAGGAGCAGCATGGTTTGGACTCTATGTGGGAGGAACGAAACATGCAAAAATTATAACTAAAGTGGAAAACAAGGATTAGTATTGACAAATACTGGTCTTTAAAGTAAACACCCATAAGGAGAAAAAATGGTTGGAAAAATACACTCAAGACCGGAAGCACGTAAAACACCAGGCAAGAAATTTGGAACTACTACCTATAAAAAAGGTGGAGTAACAAAAAAAGCTACGGGTGGAAAAATTAAAAAAATGATGGCCGGTGGACCAATGAAACAAGGCTATAACGCCAGACTCGATGAGTCATTAGGAGCAAGACATCCAGGAGCTAGCGGTTCTATGGCTGGCAGACGTGCCATGAGTAAAGGCATGGAAACAGCGATGGGAAATCCTGCTTATTCAGGAGCTCAAACTATGGCTAAAAAAGGTGGCAAAATTAGTAAAAAAATGCACGGTGGTAAGGTAAAAAAGAAAAAATAGTGGAAGAAACCAAAGCCATTTATCGGATCTTGAAAAAGATTCGTGGACGACGTGAAGAACTGAAAGAAGTCATTGCAGCCGGATTGCCCAGCTGGGATGAATATAACAAAACCGTAGGGGAATTTAAAGCCTACGCAATTATGGAACAGGAAATACAAGACCTGCAGAAAGATTATGACGGAGATACCAGCACGTAGATTTGCCCTCGAAGAAAAAGATTTATCAGAAGAGGCAAACGAAAATAACAAAGTAGCGGAAGACAAAGAAAACCGCTTTCTTAAAAAAATTCAAGCAGAAGCAACAGACAAAATAGAGCACCTTCCTACCGATAAGGTATTAGAACGTTTACCTGACCCAACTGGATGGAGGCTTCTTATTCTCCCATACAAAGGCCAAGGAAAAACAAAGGGTGGAATAATACTGTCTGATGAGACAATAGAGGAGAGGGGATATACAACCGTTACTGGTTTAGTCCTAAAAGTTGGGCCCGATGCCTACAAAGATGAAAAGAGATTTCCAGGTGGACCTTGGTGTAAGAAAAATGACTGGATTATATTCGGTCGTTACGCCGGTTCAAGATTTGGAATAGAAGGTGGTGAAGTGAGAATATTAAATGATGACGAGATAATCGCTGTGGTAAAAGACCCAGAGGATATCTTGCAGTATAAATAACAGGAGGATATATGCCTGCAGAAACTCAAACGAAAGTAGAGCCACAATCAGAAGCAGACGCAAAGATGGTTGACCTTCCATCGGAAGGTACACACATTGATGTGGAGCTTCCCAAACAAACGGAAAAAAGAGTTAATCCTGATTCAGAACCGGAGGCAGTTGAGACGGAAGTTATAACAGACTCTCAAACAGCTTCTACTGAAGACATGGAGGATTACGGGAAAAAGGTTCAATCCCGTATTGATAAATTAACAAAGAAATTACGAGAATCAGAAAGACGTGAACAGGCTGCCATTGAGTATGCGCAAGGAGTGCAAACTGATGCACAGAAAATGCGCTACAAGGCAAAAAGCCTTGATACTGGTTACATTAATGAATTCGCTGGACGTGTTGAAGCACAAACTGAGGAAGCTAAAAAAGCTTTAAAAGCAGCTGTTGAACTAGGTGATAGTGATGCACAAGTTGATGCACAGCAAAAACTGGCGCGTTTGGCCATTGAGTCAGAGCGTGTCAAGTCAACACAAGCACAACGTGAAAGGTTGAAAAAGGAAATGGTGGCACGAGGAGTTAACCCAAATCAGCCCCAAATGCCTAGACAACCACAGTACCAGCAAGCACCACCACCCCCACCTCCTCCTGATCCAAAGGCGGAAGACTGGGCGGATAAGAACAAGTGGTTTGGTGAAGATGAACCAATGACCTTGACATCTTTCTCAATTCATCGTAAACTGATGGAAGAAGGATTTGACCCCACGTCCGATATGTACTATAATGAAATAGACAAACGGATGAAGGATACATTTCCTCATAAGTTTGAACAAGTTTCGCCTACTCAAATGGTTGCCTCTGCTAACAGAGGTGGACCCATTAAAGGGCGCCGTGGCACTGTGAGACTCACACCCTCACAAGTAGCTATATCAAAAAAATTAGGTGTGCCACTAAGCGAATATGCGAAGTACGTGAAGGAGTAGGCATATGATTATGAAAACACAAACGAATAATAAACTACCATCACGCGAGTCTGAAACCCGAGAGAAAGTTTCTCGAAGGAAACCATGGGCTCCGCCGTCACAACTAGACGCACCACCTGCGCCAGCTGGCTTTGTCCATCGCTGGATAAGGGCTGAATCTGTAGGACAGATGGATCAAAAAAATGTATCCGCTAGACTACGCGAAGGTTGGGAATTTGTCCGAGGGGATCAATATCCTGATACTGAATGGCCCCAAATTGATTCAGGTAAATATAATGGTGTTATAGCTGTTGGAGGTTTAATGCTAGCGCGAATTCCTCAGGAAACCGTTAAAGAACGCTCAGCTCATTTTGCACAATTAACGCAAGATAAAGATGATGCAATCGCCAACGACCCTTTGAAGGATCAACATCCTAGCATGCCCGTACAAAATGAAAGCCGGGCATCTCGCGTAACATTTGGTGGCAAGAAACCTAATTAAGTTTCCTCGCACATAAGTTACACAATTTTTACACACTCATGAGGGGTGTGTAATAACAATTTACTATGAGGAAAAATCATGGCTAATAAAGACGCGCCATTTGGTTTAAGACCTGTAGGGGAATTGGGAAGTGAAATCCAAAATGGTGGAACTTCCAAATATAAAATAGCTTCAGGTGAAACTGATGTTATTTATAAAGGTGACATTGTACAATTAGAAACTTCTGGTTGTATAACTGTAAGTGGTAATACTACTACATCAAATGTTGGAGTTTTCAACGGTTGCTTTTATAATGATCCTACTACTCAAAAACCAACGTGGAAAAATTACTACCCTGGTAGCATTACGCCTACCGTGGGTGATATTGAAGCGTTCGTCTATGATGATCCGAATAAACTCTTCATAATTCAAGCTAATGGAACATTGGCGCAAACTGCTGTTGGCGATAACGCTGACCAAGTATATGCTGCCGGTTCCACTATCAATGGTCAATCTAAATCTGAGTTAGGATCCGTCGCTGGCGGAACTGCTCAATTAAGAATTGTCAGAATATGTGAAGATCCAGATAATAGCGATATTTCTAGTGCTAATTCAAATTGGATTGTAAGATTCAATGAGCATCTGTACTACAATAACGCTGCTGGAATTTAACCTATAGGAGATATTGAACAATGGTAATTTCAAGAATGCAATTGGTCAAAGAGCTCGAACCAGGGTTAAATGCACTGTTCGGGTTGGAATACGACCGTTACGAAAATCAAGCGGCAGAAATTTTCAATACTGAAAGTTCTGACCGTGCATTCGAAGAAGAAGTGATGCTTGGTGGTTTTGCCAATGCAGCTGTAAAACCTGAGGGTCAAGGCGTAAGCTACGACGATGCTCAAGAAACTTACACTGCTAGGTATACCAACGAGACCATTGCTTTGGCTTTTTCGCTGACTGAAGAAGCTGTAGAGGACAACCTTTACGATAAATTAAGCACTCGATATACAAAAGCATTGGCACGTTCAATGGCTAACACTAAACAAGTAAAAGGAGCGAATATTCTTAATAGAGCATTCAATTCTTCTTACTTAGGTGGGGATGCAAAGGAGCTTTGCGCTACTGATCACCCAACTCTTAGTGGAAACCAAAAAAACGAATTGTCAACTGCTGCTGACTTGAACGAAACTTCGCTCGAGCAAGCACTTATCGACATTGCTGATATGAAAGACGAAAGAGGATTAAAAATCGCTCTTAGAGGAATGAAAATGCTTATTCCTGTCAATCTACAATTTGTTGCTGAAAGGTTAATGAAATCTGCAGGTAGAGTAGGCACTGCTGATAATGATATCAATGCAATCAAATCAATGGGAATGGTACCTGAAGGGTATACTGTAAATAACTTCCTAACTGATACTGATGCTTGGTTCATTAAAACAGATGCTCCTAATGGACTTAAACACTTCACTAGAGCACCTATTCGAACAGCAATGGAAGGCGACTTCGATACTGGTAATGTTAGATATAAAGCAAGAGAAAGATACAGCTTCGGTTGGTCTGACTGGCGTGGAATATTTGCTTCACCAGGAGCATAAAACAATTAAGGAAGGGCGAAGTAAGTTCGCCCTTCCAATCCTAGTAAAATAGTTATGCAGACTGGCTAGGCAGACGGTATAGAGACAGCATAACAAAAGGTCTATACAACCAAGGAGAAAACATGAGTAACACGACTTTTTCGGGTCCGGTAAAAACGGGTCCAGTAATTAGCGGAGCCACGTCAGGTGGCTATCGCGGTAAAGACTTAACAGACACTAACTGGGTATCAAACTCATTAGCTCGTTATTTTCAAGAACCAACAGCGGCAGATACAGACGGTATTTGTGCTTCTCAAACAACTTCAGCAGCAGCTAATATGAATTTGAATGGAGCTTTAACTGCTACCATTAATGGTAATTCAGTTTATGCACCTTCAGTTTCTGGAACAGCAGGAACTGCTGACGGAGCGTGGGCAAGAAAAATTGGCATTACAAGTGATGGCGATGATTCAGGAATCACATTTACCATCACAGGAACAGATGTTAACGGCAAAGCTTTAAGCGAAACGGTCACAGGACCAAATAGCACAACTGTATATTCTACTAATAGTACAGCCGCTAATTTTAAAACTGTAACTAAAATCGCTACAAGTGCGGCTACCACTGGTAATATTACCATTGGAACAGCGGCTGTGGCAGCGGATGTTTATTGCAGAGCGATAGGAACTATTCCTTACCAATCTACCATTACTGGTATTAAGGTGTGGGTGGCCGAAGCGTTTAATGCTGGAACAGCAGATCCAATGGAAATTGGAAAATCTGATGATCAGGATTATTTAGCAGACATTGCTACTGGCGTTATGCGTGCAGTTACAACTACTGGTAATACTGGTGGAGCTGTAACTGTGGATGCTACACAAAATGCAGTTTGGAAAAGTGTAACTCAATCTGAGACTGGTGCAGACAGCGTTTCTTATAACTCTGATGTACAGGCAGTATTGACTTATACCCCAACTGGAGCATTATCTACAGCTGGGCAAGCATGGATCAAGATTGACTTTATGCAAGGCAAGAACCTTGCTTCAGGAGATACTTGGTAAAATAATATAACCGTGAGTGGGGTGTAATGACCCCACTCTCTTACAAGGGGAATTAATTATGGCTTTAGTAACAACT